CAAATCCTGATCGAGCTAAGGCCGCCAACGCTGCATGGTATGCAGCGAATCCTGAGCGCAAGAAGGCAAACATGGCAGCATGGTATGCAGCAAATCCTGATCGAGCTAAGGCCGCCAACGCTGCATGGTATGCAGCGAATCCTGAAGCCGGGCGTATCTATTCTCACACCCGACGAGCAAGAAAACGCGCCAATGGAGGGGTCTTATCCAAAGATATATCAGAAAGACTTTTCAAGCTACAGAAGGGCAAGTGCCCTTGTTGTGAAAAACCGTTAGGTAAAGATTTCCACCTCGATCATATTCATCCTATTCGTCTAGGTGGTGCTAATGAAGATTGGAATATTCAGTTACTTAGGCAACAATGCAACAACCAAAAGCACGCGAAAGACCCTGTAGATTTTATGCAATCAAGGGGGTTCTTACTTTAAAGAATCCGCATTCAAGACTTAATAGACTCAAGAGCATTAAAGAGTAAGGAGTTGAGGTTTTACAATGAAATGATGGGTGAGTTGAACTACAGGCTCTCAGTAATACAGAGAGAGATTGCAGTCACACAATTTATTATAAATGCGATTGAGCAGGAGCAAATCATTGATCTTAAACCGTTTACAAAATAGTATTCATGCGGGTCAGCACCTAGGTTGGCATATGCGGGGTGCAGACTGATATACTCCAGTCGATTGGTCTGGCAATCGTGTTAATATGCAACCCCAGAGTTATACCTATTTCTATGGTAGAATGTTTTAGATATAAGGAAAAAGAATATGGGCAGACCGATAGGAACACCTAAAACTGGCGGCAGAAAGGCTGGTACTCAAAACAAAATGACCGGAGAGCTAAAAGAGATTATCTTGACCGCGCTGGACGATGCTGGCGGCGTGGATTACCTCAAGTCAGTAGCAGCTACTCACCCGGCGGCTTTCTTATCTCTCGTGGGCAAAGTGTTACCACTACAAGTGAGTGGCGATCCTGACAGCCCGCTATTTCCTGCTGTCATTAATGTTATCGCCGGACGAGCTTAACGTCGAGTTCCCGCCCAAACTGGCGCACACTCTCTTTGAGCCAGCGCGGTACAAGTTCATCCGGGGCGGACGAGGTAGCGGCAAGAGTTGGTCGGTTGCCAGAGCATTGATCGTCAAAGCCTTTGCTAAACCTGAGCGCGTCTTGTGTACTCGTGAGATTCAGAAGTCAATCAAGCAATCAGTTCACCAGCTACTCAAGGATCAGATCGCAGCACTTGGGCTGGAATCATTCTTTCAAGTGCTAGAGAACGAGATACGCGGCCTGAATGGCTCGGCCTTCTACTTCTCAGGACTATCAGATAAAACGGTCGAATCAATTAAGTCATTTGAGGGGTGTACGTTGGTATGGTGCGAGGAAGCGCATACTATCACTCAACGCTCATGGCGCATCCTTACGCCCACCATCAGAGCCGACGGTTCGGAGATATGGGCAACCTATAATCCAGAATTGGATACGGACGAAACACACCGTATGGCTGTGACAGAGCCACAACCTGATACGATCAGTGTTGAGATGAACTACGCTGACAACCCGTGGTTCCCAGAGGTGTTGGAAAAGGAAAGGCTCCACGCCCTAGCCACGATGAAGACTGAGGACTACGCTCATATCTGGGAGGGCCAGTGTAAGCCAGCCGTCGAGGGTGCGATCTACTTCGATTCAATGGCAGCAACGATCAAGGCCGGGCGCATTAGAGAAGTGCCGCACGATGGCGCATTGAAGACTCACGTTGTCTTTGATCTTGGAATGGCTGACTCTATGGTGCTAATCCTAGTGCAGCGGATAGCCAGCGAGATAAGGGTAATCCACTACATCGAGGGCAATCAACGCATCCTAGCTGACTACTCACAGGAGTTGAGAGCGCTCAAGCTGGACGATCAGCATATGAACTGGGGTTCGGTATGGCTACCGCACGACGGCTTCCACAAACGCCACCAGACAGGCATAGATGATAGGCAGGTGCTAGAAGGCTTAGGTTGGGCAGTCGAGCGTGTGCCGCACAACGAGGTAAACGAGGGGATTGATAGACTAAGAGAGATATTTCCTCGGATATATTTTAACAAGCAAAGGACAGAAAGGCTGGTAGAATGTCTGAAACGCTACAGATGGAACATTAACAGCAAGACGGGCCAAGCCACTCAGCCATTGCACGACGAGTTCAGTCATGGTGCTGATGCCGCACGATATTTAGCATTAGTTGCCGATAACTTGACAAATGATGGTAATATTGCGAAACCCATCAAATATAAACAGGGGCGGTACATCGCATGAGTAAAATGGACGAGACAGAATTACTCGAACTACTCCGAAGCAAAGAACAATCAGCCTCTCACTACATCCACGGTCAATTGGGCTGGGAGCGTGAGCAGGCAATGCGTGAATACTACCGCCTCCCTTATGGCAATGAAGAGGACGGCTGGTCACAGATCGTGGCCTCCGATGTATCAGACTCAGTCGAGTGGATACTTCCAGCATTGCTCAAGACTTTCACCGCTACGGACAAGGCTGTTAGTTTCGAGCCTAACACCGAGAAGGATGTGGCGGGAGCAGATCAGGCTACCGATGCCTGCAATTATGTGTTCTACAAACAAAACAACGGATTCTTGATACTCTATACAGCATTGAAGGATATGCTCACGATCAAGAACTGCGCGGTAATGTGGCGCAAGGAAGACACCGAGACAGTCTCAAGCGTACCGTTTAAAGGTGCGAGTCAGGAAATGCTTGCAATGATGCTGCAAGAGTCTGAGGACAGCGAGATTGAGCAAGCAACACCAGTCCCAATGATGGGGCCAGACGGACAGCCGCAGCTTGATGAGATGGGTATACCAGTTCAAGTATATAACGGTCGCATGAAGAAGACTGAGAAGCGGTCGATTGTGAAGGTCGAAGCGTTCAGCCCAGAAGATTTGCTTGTTGACCGGGAATGGACATCGCCATTGCTTGCCGACTGTCCTTATGTTGCTAGGCTCATCAGAGTTACCTTGACCGATCTCAAGTTGATGGGTTATGACTGTGATGTAGAAGACCTCCGCGCTAGTTCGCATGGCGATCTGGTCAACAGACTAACACGCGTCAATAAGCTAGAAAGCACCCAGACCGCAGACTTCGGTGATACAAGCAGCGAAACAAACGATGATGATTCGATGGTATCCGGCTGGCTGCGTATGGAGTACGTTCTAGCAGACTATGACGGTGACGGTGTAGCTGAGAGGCTTTGCGTGTATCGTCTTGAGGAAAAGATACTCAAGCGTGAGGTCGTGAGCCATGTACCGATTGCCACATCAAGCCCTATCCTCAACCCGCACCGCTGGGACGGCATGAGCATTGCTGATGCTGTATCTGACCTCCAGAAGCTACATACCGAGTTACTACGCCAGACGCTTAATAACCTGTATCTGACCAACAATCCTCGTACCAAGGTATTGACGGATGCTAACTGGTCACCACTTGCTAATATAGACGATCTGCTAGACTCAAGGCCGGGTGGGGTGATTCGTCAGAGAGACATGAACGCGGTCACTGAACACGTTACCCCGTTCGCTGCTGGTGCTTCAATGCCAATGCTTGAGTACGTCCAGTCTATGCGTGAGAACCGCACAGGCGTATCGCGTACATCACAGGGATTGAACCCAGACTCGATGAATAACACGGCTACAGGCAGGCAGATGGACATGAGTGCCGCTATGCAACGGGTTGAACTGATAGCTCGAATCGTTGCTGAAACGCTGGTTAAGCCTATATTCCAAGGTATTCTCAAGGTCTTGACCGATGGCGATATGCAGAAGATGGCGTTCCGGCTTCGGGATGAGTTCGTCGAGTACGATCCTAACGAATGGCGCGATCAGTACGATATGACTATCAATGTCGGGCTTGGTACGGGTGATGTACAGCAGAAAGCAGCACAGTTGATGATGATTGCCCAGCTACAGAAAGAGGGTATGGCGGTTGGGCTGACTACTCCGACCCATCTGTACCATACTGGTGCTAAGATCATAGAGAACGCTGGCTTCAAGGACGTTCAGAACTTCCTGCAAGACCCAAGCAAGCAGCCACCGCCACCACCTCAGAAACCATTGCCGATTCAGATTGAGGAGATGAAGTTGCAGGCTGACGGGCAGAAGCACCAAGCACAACAGCAGGCTGACATTCAGAAGTTCCAAGCTGAGACCCAAATGACCCGCGAAGTTGAGCAGATCAAAGCCGATGCTAAGCTGCGGGAGATACAAGGGAACCTTGAGTTGCAGGCCGCTAACGATCAGCGTGACTCCGAGAGGGAGCAGAACAAGGCTATGGTTACGGCGCAAATAGAACAGCAGAAGCTAGAGTTCGAGAAGTGGAAGGCGGAACTCGATGCTCGCGTTAAACTGAGAATTGCAGCAATCGGCAATGAGCAATCAGGCGATGAGTTAATGAATGAGCTTGGTGAGATGGAAGTTATGGAGAAGCCGAATCCAATAGACCAACTGGCCCAGATGCACTCTGATATGATGGGTGTGATGCAGCAATTCGCACAGAATATGAACGTACCGAAGCGTATTGTGAGGGGGGCAGACGGACGAGCGATAGGGATTGAGCAGGTGAATAATGCTGAATAATGGCGTTCGAGAACTAACCGCAACGGCAGGTACAGGTACTATAACGCTTGCGGAGGTAACCGGCTTTGCTCGCTTTGCTGAAGGCTTCAGTAATGGTGCGTCGGCTAGTTACGCTCTAAGAGATGGCGATAATTGGGAATGGGGCGTTGGCACTGTAGGAGCATCCAACACCCTAGCCAGAACAACGATTACAGGCTCTTTGGTAGCTGGAACATTCACCACGGGCGGTACTGCTATCACGCTGGCCTCTGGTGCGACTGACGTATACTGCGTAGATCATACGGGAACTACGCGACCAGCAAGTTCCATCGTTAACTTATCAGGCACCAATACTGGAGACCAGACCATCACCCTAACAGGCGGTGTCACTGGTAGCGGGACAGGATCATTCGCCGCAACTGTAGTGACCAACGCTAATCTCACGGGGCCAGTGACCAGCACAGGTAACGCTACGGCAATTGCAAATGGGGCTATCTCCAACGCTATGCTGGCGAACGGGGCTGTTGCTAATCTCTCTGGTACGA